GTTCTTGTGGCGGAGACTCGCATTATTTTTTGGCTTTATTTGTTTTCTTTTTCGGTTCCGTCTTTGGTTCCTTCGTCAGTGAATCGACTGTCTGTTTTAATATCTCGACAGGTTCCTCTTTCAAAGGTTCAACAATTTTAACGTCCGGAGGGATATTAACAGGTCTTGAAGGAATAACTTTACCAGGTACTTTTTCAAAATAAATTATCTTCTCAGGATAGTTTTCCAAATACCACTTTGCCAATTCATCTGTGAGTGTATCATTAGTGCAAGTCTTTGAGGCATCACCAAACGCCTGAAGAAGAACACCTTTTTTTAATTCATAATTTCTTGCTGACATAGGTTTGCTATTAATAATTAAAAGTAAGGCTTCGATATAACAGGTATTACATGATATTTGTATGTCTTTTCCGGTAATCGCTTTATAAGCCTTTCTGATCTTTCCTTTTCGCACTGATGTTCTAAATGATACATCATTTATAAAATCACGTGCGAAGGATTGTATCTCTTCGATCATAAAAAAGTGTGAGGGTTTTATCCCTCACATATTTTATTTGCAACAAGGTGCAAGCAATGAAAGCAATGCAGCACGTGTCAGAGCCAGTGTTCCCCCTACAAAGTAGGTTAAAGGCATCTGTGATTCTTTTATCTTATCGCTGCATCCGGCAGTAAGTAACCATCCACCCATTAATTCATCATCATTCGGGTTACGTTCTGCGGCATTCAATTCAAGACCAAGATCCCATCCGTAAATCTCAAATACTGTACGCCCGGCAGGCATAGGAGCAACATCTTTATTATAGTTGTTCTCAATGATAACCATGAAACGAGAGTCAACTGCACTCTGTACCCATAGTTTATCTTCCGGGGTATTATCGAAAATACGAAATGCCAGGCCATGTTCCCAGACTTTCTGATAGGTTTTCTTGACAAGTGAAACTTTCGGTTCATTTGAAAAGTTGTAACCTTCCAGACAATAGGCATGGGCCGGGGGTGAAACAGTTTTCAACACTAATTGAGTGCAAATAAGAGAGTTATTCGCATCAAATGTGCAAAGGTCTTTATCAACGTCATCGTAGTTGATAAAATAGATTTTATCCTTAACTCCAGGTACCAGATTGGCACAGTTTTTAAGAATGCAATCTACTATTTGATTACAACCTATTGTCATAACACTACCTCCCAACCATTAATAAACGGTCATCGATGATCTTAACATCGAAAGCATCAACTGCTTCGATCCTGTTGTAACGACTTCTCGGATCATAGAAAGTGTTTACGTTCTCGAACAATGAATTACAAGCCAGACCTACCAGAAGATTTGAAGTGGTCGTGTAAATAACCCTGTGAGGATCATTCCATTTGGTTCCATTGTTCTCATAGGCCCGTATCATCTGATCCCATAACGGGAGAGCAAGAATCTTTATTCCATCCCATGTTGCAAACTCAAGACCATTGATCATCAGTTTGTAATCCTGGAAAGCTGTACCCAGAGCCTGTAACTGTCTGCGAAGTCTGTCCATAACAGACTTGGTGACAATCAAAATCCTGTCTGACTGTGCAGCAAGTTCCGGTATTGCATTATCAATAAGTGCATTGACAGCGTTATAAGTCAAAAGTGGGGTTGCAACTGACTGCTGAAGTGCGTATGTTGCCTGGGTGTTGCCTGGCATTGCGTTTAACTGAAGCGGGTTAGCTGCATAAATAGCTGCAAATTGTTTGAAGAACCCGTTAAATACATTGAAGAAGTTCTTGTCAACACCCGGAGTTAAGTTGCCAAGTGGTGAGTTTGCAGCAGCAGTGTCACCAAACCATGCCATACGGAACACCATCTTTGGAAGATCCTTTGCAAGGATGCTCTGAATGAAGGTGAATATCTGAGTTTTGGTCAGATCGAAAGGATTTGAACAGTCAATGTAGTATTTCAACAGCGAGTCAGTCAGTTCATCAATACACATATCGAGAATAAATTCAAGATATTTTGGTGACCATGTTTTTTCAACTGCTGTATCTTCATAACATTCTGCTTTCGGGTCGCAAGACTGAGCGGCTTTACCTATCAGTCCGAATGTTCCGGGTATGATACCGATACGTCTGTCATTCTTGATACCTGTTACCAGGGTTGAGTAAGAAGTCAGGGCAGGAGCCTCAAGAACAGCGGTAACGACAAGTTCATTTAACGAGGTGAGTTGTTCAGCTGTAAAATGAAGATTGTCAAAGTTAAGTGTGTGTCCACACGAAGGGGTTGTGTAAGGCATAATTAATTATTTTTATTTTTCATTATTTCGCGTACTTTATTCAAATCAACATCCCCTACTTTTTCAGCAGAACTGAATTTAGATCTACTTTCGGGCTTCCATGAATTTTTCAATCCCTGGAGTTCAGTTACAAGTGCAACTGCTTTTTCTTTTTCTTCTTTAGCGGCAGTCTTTTCAGCTTCAGCAGCGACTTTGATTTTCTCGCTATCGATAACCTTTGTCTTTTCAGCATCAAGTTGTTTCTCAAGATCAGCAATCTTTTCGTTTGCTATCTCAAGATCTGATTTAGCTGCAACTGCTGGCTTAATCTCGGTGATCTTTCCACCTGATACGGTAATTACATTTCCATTAGCGAGTGCATAACTCCCGTCCGGGGTAGCTGCATCGCCAACAGCTGGATCACCAACTTTTGTGAGTGTGAGTTTCTTGCCGTCCTTATCAGTAACAACCTGATCAGTTGGCTCGACTCTTGACAGACCCTTGACTTTATCAAGAATTGCGTCTATCTTTTGTCCAAATGATTTAACTTCATTTTCGTCCATTGTAAAATTATTTTTGGGTTTATAAATTGCAAATGCTTTTATCGGTTCAGTTATCTTAGTAGCAAATCCAAGCGATAACATATCTTCTGCTGACAACTTAGTATCTTTAGACATATAATCGGCAAGTTTAGATTTGTCGGCACCGGTTCTCTTAGCATAAAAATCAAGTATCTTTTCTTCTTCCTGTTTCATAGATTCGGCCATAGAAAGCAAATCGCCTGAACGGTAATCACCATTCATATTGTCACCGGGAATATATGGGTTGTGAATCAGCCCGTCAGAATTTGGAAGCATCTCACGCTCTGAACCAGCTAAGAAGATTATAGTTGCTATCGAATAAACTTTACTTTCGCCAATGGTTGTGATTTTCTTGCCTGAGTTGACTAATAGGTCATGTATTGCCCATCCCTCCGAGACATCGCCACCACGACTGTTAATTTTTACCACGATATTTTTAGCATCTTTGTTCTGATCTAGAAAGTCAGAAACAAATGAGGAGGTGATTCCTTCTTCACCAATATCACCGTAGATCTTTAAGACTGCGTTTTCCATAACTTAAAATTCCCAAGATCCGTAAATCTGACCCATGAAATCATCAACTGTGGTCCCGGTGTAAACTCCTAATAAAGAATAAGTGTCATCAACTTCAGCTTCTATCATTGACTTAAATTTTGTGTAAATTTAAATCAGATGTATATATAATTTGTTGTCCTAAAATGTATAAATAAAAAAACCCCTCCGATTTGGAGAGGCTTCACTAAAAGATAATGGTTAGTTTTGGTTTACTAATTTATTTCTTTATTATCTATTGCCGCATCCAAGTTAATAAACAACTTATTCCCTCCTAATAAATTAACATACTTATCTATGAGTTTTGCCCTGATCATAATAGACTGACCAGCTCCTTTGTAAATTTTATCAATAACAGCGTAACTCTTTGCCCATTTTTTATCCAAGTCTGTGAAACTAGATAATACAGACCCTTGTGTTATAAATGCAAAATCCCTGTTTGCTTTACTTCCATAACCTAATGTCAAAGTATCGGAGACTATAAACGTCTTTCCGTTATACTTAGCTGTATCGTTTTGGAAGGTCGCTCTTTGAGCATTTACTTCTAATAGCAATGTCATTCCAAAAATTAATAATAATAGCTTTTTCATAGTAATATTTTTATGCAAGTAAAGACTAATTACTTATATAAATCATGATTAATATCAGGTTTTTACAAATCCTTTAAAATTCCGTTTCCGTGAACGATTAACTCGACCCCTTTTGTTTCTAAAGCGGATTTTAAAACCACAAAATGCTTCTTGATTTTGGTACAATATACCTCGTTTAAATGCGGATGATTCAATAGATCGACCCCGTAAAGATGAATCTCAGTTGCACCGTAATACTTATAGCCTACTTGAACGGCAACAAACGGACTGCAATAAGATTTATAAAATTCATTAGCATCTAAATTAAGATATGTATCAGGATAAGATGGTAATATGTTTATCTTCTTAAAGTCTGGCCTTTCATCCCAAGCGACCATCTGACTATAAAACGCTTCGGGTTTGCTTTCATTTATGATTTTTAATCTCTCAGGAGTAAATATGCTCGGATTATCAAGACAGACTATAACATCACTCTTTATAAATTTCCAAATATCATTTACCCCGACCGATAGTTCAAACTCAACAGGATTAAACTCATGGATTGATGGACCGAGACCAAGAACAGTTATCTTTCCCATTGTCCCTCGATCTCTGATTTACCCCTGCGTACGCGATCTTTTCTTGTGCCAGCCGTGGAATGCAAAATCCATTCACCCGGAACAGGCGACCAACACCAACCCTTCCCGTGAGTATGACCAAGACCAGGGAATTGTTTAATAATCTTGTCCGTCAATCCTTGATTGTGAATATCCAAAGCGGCCTTAAAGCAGGGTGCTCCATGATGTAGGTAAGGACTGAACTTATAATATTCTGAAATCTGTAACAAGTGAAAAAACGGATGGAGCATATACATAAACCCTTCGTTCTTGTGATTTGAGTGTGCGCCGTATTCATAACCATCAAACCCAGTCTTTTCAGTGTAACCAACCCCGTAGGTATCTGGTTCCATCATATCGAGCATTAACTGAACAGGACTTTTAAGCATCACAATATCTGAATCAAAAATTAGCGCAAACTTTGTCTTGCAAATATTTATTGCCAGATCCATACCTTTGCCGTGTCCTATATTTGTATTACAAAGCGCAAGTGTCGTGTAAGGTGAGGTGAGGCTCTTTACGTATTCCCGGCAAGGATCATCGTGATCTGATCCATCGACAATAATAACCATCATAGTAGGATGGAATTTTCTCACACTCTCATAAGCTGACTTAATCAAGTCTTTTGTATTGTGAGTAACTACTACTCCAGTTATATCGTTTAATGTATTCATCTTTTTCTAAAATTTATACGATCAATTCTTTCTTTATCTACATAAAAATCCTGATAGAGTTTTGCATCATCCACACCAATAAGACTACCCAAATACTGACAATTCTGATCTACTAACATTGTAAATGCTCTCGAATGTCCTGCACCAATACCACCACGACCGGGCATTCCTTTCATTCCAACGGCCAGATTACCCGCAGAGAACAGATTACGATTTGCGATCTTTGCCCAGAAAACAAAATCAATAAACTTCTGTGAGTAGCAATCCTCAAACTCACGAAATACCTTTGGCGAGAAAGCTGTTTGAAATAAACTGGCATGTGCGAAGTTATTGTTAGCTGCATATCTGCGATAGTAAACATTATAATAAATCGTATTCGACTCACCCCAAAGATCGTAAGTGCTTTTACGGTTCATCATTTCTTCCAGGTAAGTCGCCCGGTACCAGTCATCATCTTCGATTATAAATATTGCCTCAATCTCTGACTGTTTATATTTTTTAAACAATTCATATATTCCATTTGAAATATTACGAACCTGTGTATTTTCGCCTTGCCACAGAGGGGTAGGATAAATCTTTACAATAGTCCAATTCTCTTTAAAGTCATCCGTAACCAAGTCTGTTGTTCGGGGATGACAGTCATCAACAATGAACCAGGTAACTTCACCTTTATAGGTCTGCCGTTGCATCCAACGACTGCAAAGATTGAATTGGTTGGGACGTGATCCAGTTGGAGTTATCGCTGCAATCATTGTTTTTTGATTAAGATTCCTAAGCCACAAGTTATTCCTGCTGGGCCAATTTCTTCAGAGTAGTTATAAAAATCAAATCCATATTTTTCTGACAGCTCTATACAGGCTTTCATTACGCCTTCAAAACTGATAGTGTCATGAAATATAACACAATCTGAATGTCCGACCGCCCATTCACCACAGGGATAAGTCAACTCGTAACAATGTGTATCATAACCAATATCGACATGAATTAGGTCATATCTTGCTCTCTTTTTTTCTATAAACTGTTCAAATGTAGCCTGAATGAGTTGAATATTTTTAAAGTCTTTAAGTCCTTCAGTAATAGTACTGTAATCACGTGTAACACCATCACCAATTATCCAATCAAAGGGATCAACACCGATAACCATTTTAAAGTAGTTTGCTAAAACTGTAGTCGAGAATCCACGTTCAACACCAAACTCAAGGGCGACATTTTGTTTAACTTTAAATTTAGTTAAGATGTCTTTTATTATCGGTGCTATCGGTTCCCATGCTGAAACTACCTTAATAGTTTTCGGATAATTTAATATCTCTGGTCTGTAATAGATCATATAATTTGTTTTAAATTAGGTTTCATCTTATCGAAATAATCATTGATTTGTTGTGCCGTCCATTCATACAGGCATTTCCATTGATTTACGAATCTTATTAATCCAGCTTTCGTTAACTGTCATATCTTCACTGGTAAACAAAACAGAACAGCAAATCTTTTCTCCCGTCTTACGGTAATAATCATAACGTGAATAAATCTCATAATGACGAAGTACTGAAACAGGTATCAATCCTAATCTGACATCTTTTTTAATTCTTTCAATATTCTGGTTTATATACTGATACCGGTTCATTCTTTAAATATTTGCCCTAACCACAACCTTATTAACAGCTTTTATCTTTGCATTAATATCTTCAACAGTCACAACCGGTGGTTTCATCTTACTAAATTCCTTTGCTATTGCAGCAGCAATATCCGCAGCATTTAACAACCCGGTATTAGGAATAGCATTTAGTTGTTGTTGACTCATTTGTGGTTGTAATATTGATGTTCCTGTATTTGGATTTGTAACGTGCTGCGTTGCCGGTGATGCAGAAATTGAAGAAGGTACCGAACTTGATCCCGATTTAACATTAGTACTTACTGCCATGATCTGCCGTACACGTGCTAAACCTGCAACGATAGCAGCAGCCGCAGCTAAGACACCCCAGACGGGAGCCGGGGGAATATCCATATTCGTTTTATAGGCTTTCTGTGCAGCAACATAAGTATCTATTGTTGTTGTTGCAATAGCAGCGGCCTTACCTATTGCTGTTTGTTGACCAAGAAGATCACCAAGAGCATTTGTAAAGTTTGAAACAAGTCCGAGTTTATAATCAAGTTCAAGTTCATTTATTTTCCTTTGAGCAAGTGCGTAGTTTTTATTAATTATCTCAATATCAGCACCCGTCTTATTAGCATTTTTTATCTCGGTATCGTATTGAAGTTTTAAGTTCGCTCGTTGAATTGCAAACTCATTCGCATTACGTATCTCTAATGTCTTTAATCTATTGGCATCATTTATTATCTGTCTCTCAACAGCCAGTTTATCCTCCTTGTCCCAATAGTTTATAAATTCCTGAAAATCCTTATCCTCTTGTGCCTGTTTCTTTTTTGCCTCTTCTTCATCTTTCTTGTCTTTTTTGTCCCAATAATCTATAAAGAATTGGAAGTCTTTATCCTCCTGCTCTTGTTTTTTCTTAGCTGCATCATCATCAATCTTCTTTATCGCCTGTTGATATTCAACTTGTTTTATCTCCTTTTGAGTATTAGTTATATCAGTCTGCTGTAAGTCATAATCAAGTTGATCTTTCAATGCGGCTTTTTCTAAATCTATATTCCCTTTTGCTTTCAGACTTTCTAATTTCAACTCATCCGTACTTTGTTGGCCAAGAAACGCGATCCAATCGTCGGCAGCTTTCTTTAAAAATCCTGTTCTTGTGGTCTCAACTCTTTTCATTGCCTGATCAGCCTCGGCATAAGCATCATTCATCTTAGTTGCTAACTCGTATGCTTTTATCTGTAACGCTTCGTCTTTTGGTCTTATCTGAATCAGAGCTACCGTTGCATCAAACTCCTGTTTTAAAAAACCTACTTTAATTTTTATTTCCTGTGCATTTAAACTCTCAACATTATTTAGCGCCTCCATCCTTTGTGTTAAAGATAAAGTCTGATTAGAAGAAAGTAATCGTTGCTCCTGTAATGTTTTATTCAACTGCGAAATTTGTAGTCCGTCCTTATATTCCTGAAGACGAAGTTTATTCATCTTATCAGCAACTTCGGCGGCTACCTTCTGATTATTGACATTACTTTGACCGAGAGTAACAAGATCGTAAAAATACTGTTTCATTACGGCAGTATATTTATTGAATGCATCAATGGCTGGAGTAGTTGACATTATTGCATCCTTAATCTGGTCAAACACATAACCTAGAACTTTACCACCAGCAGCAACGAGAGCCATTGGCCCAACCATAGACATAACCTTACTGGCTGCCCCAGCAAAAGCGGCATCGACTGATTCGCCATAACGACCAATATTTGAACGACCATCATTTAATGCCTTATCATAATCTATTATCTGTTGTTTGGTATCGGCAATTCTATTCATCTGTTCAGTGTACTTCGGGTTAAGTACATCCATTCCCTGAGCGTTTTTAGTATAGGCATCACCGAGTTTGCCAAGTTCAAGCATCTGCAAACGAAGGATCTCATTTAGCTGTTTTCTACTTCCTGTCTCTGAACTATTGGCAGCTACCTGAAGTTGAACCATCTTTTGAGCCTGCTTATACTCGGTATTGGCATTTTTTAAAGCCGCTGTACTTGATTCAATCTCTGCCTGTGTCGCAGTACCGGAACTTTTCAGTGCATCGTTAGAGGCTTTTAGTTCATCAACTTTCTTCTTAGCCTCCGCAGCATCATCAGCATACTTCTTTAAGTTGCTCTCGATGTTTACCAGGTATGTTTTTGTTTCGTCTGCCATCACAATTTTATTAAATCGATTACTGAAAGTTGTCCAGGAACATAATTATTAATAATATTCACATAGAAATATGCCTTATATTGTTTCAGGTAAATAGGTATGTAATGTTTCACGCCCGCGACCTCGTAAACAGGTAAGTTTAACTTAGCACTTCGCATCAAAGTCTGAGTAAGTAGCCGGCTCAGTCCGGCATAATTAACGACCATCTGCGAAAATGAAACTTCAAGTGAACAGGCGACTTTTGGAGCAACGGTATCATAAGAAATTCCACCGGCTAGTAAAGTGCGAATACCAAATGTTTTAGTATTTGCGATTTGCTTAATGTAAACAATTCGCGGGTCAATAGACTCCTGAATATCATAAACAGATGTATCGGTGTTCCATTTGTTAAAGTTTATTCTTGAAACATTAATATCTGTTAAAATTGTAACTTCATCGCATGTAGAAACAGGAATATCGACAACATCTTTCTCATAAGGTAACGTATCATCATTGACCTGCATTGTTCCCATACCTGCGTTTGGAACTACGTCATCCGAGTCTTTATATTTCAGATAGTTATTCTGAGCATAATCCCCAAACTTAAACACGTTCTCATCTTCACGTTCCGATAGGTAAGCACTCCAGTTACGGGCAAGTGGTATGTTAGAATATAGTTCATTCATCGACCAGAACTTGATCCTTCGATCACGTGCGTTAGTATCAGGAATAAGACCGAATAGATTACAGATCATCTTTATAAAATCCGTTTGCGACATATCAGGCAGGTAGTCTGCTATTCTTGTTATCACAGAACCATAACCGATCTTAGCACCTTGAATATCAATAATAGAAATACAGTAGTAATAAAGCATACAGGGAGTAACAACAAACAGGAGTGAAACACCAGAAAGAGCCGTATAAGTTCCTTCATAAACAACTTCTTTCATAAATCCCATGTTTGTAGTTGATGTTATTGTAAGTTCAGTATCAGTTGCTACATCCCGGACATAAACCTGTGGCGCGCTAAGATAGATACTTGTTAATAATGAAATCCTGAATTTATAAGTAGCTTCAAACCTAGTAAAATAAACACCTGTTCCAAATAACGCATCACCAATGACCCACAATCCTCCGGGCAAAACGTTTTTAGCGCTTGTATAACTATGTGTTTCTGTGCGTGTAAGAACGTAATAATAAGGAGTTAATAAAGCATTACTCAATACTCTGCTTACTATTGGCATGACCATTTTTAGGAATCTAGAATCTGTTAAGATGTTGCCTTCACAAATAAATCCTGCATTGGAAATTATCTCATCCCATATTGCTTTTAGCTTTACTTGAGGCCAGATCCAGCCACCAAATTGTTCAGTCCTACTTCCATTATCGGTCAATGGATTTATACCCCCATCATCTGAAGGTTCTAAAAGCGGGTAGATATAATCTAAATCAGCATCATTACTGGCAGCTTGTGTTATTGCATCCCATGTGTGACTACAACTTGGGAGTGTTAAATTTGTAAGTTTTAAACCATCAATAGCTTTAAAGAAATTCAGGTTGCCGGAATAGATTGAGACATAGTAATATTGATCATCGTCTTTATCGAGAATTAAATTACCTCCGGTTATCATCTCAATACCATTTTCAATATAACGACAAGATTGATTCCTATAAGGGAATGTGGTATTTGATCCCGGGTCGCCTGAAAGTTCAAACAATGCTCGCATAGCGCGTGTCTTACGAATCGTAAACTGTGCTGTATAATCTGATTGCCTGTCTTGCATCTCTGCAATATCGTTTGTCTGCTTGTTTATTGGTACTACCTCATCATCATCAAGATCGCATTCTGTATTACCGATATAAAGATGCTGTGACTTCTGAAATACTGCCGGGGTGTTTGGTAACTCTTTACGAGTGATCTCAAAGTTAAGAATATAACCTGGCCCACTTTCATCTTTAACGACATGATCGCCACGAGTAATATCAACCTCGTACCACTTGCCACCTTCGTATTGTTCAACTTTCTCAGCAAGGAGTAATCCCGTAAATCCTGGGATGTCACTTGCCATTATTCCTTCTAATGTTATCTGGTATGAATAATCTGCTTCTTGCTTCGTAGGATTCTCGACCTTAGATATAGTTGAGAACATACGTGTCACCTGAACATCTACTGAACTGGTTTGCATTGTAATCTCATAACCGTTTTGAAATAGAAAGTAATGATAACCATTCATGAACCAGCGAAGATAAACACCTACGGTGCAACGTGATATTAATATTGTAGACGAATAAATCATTTTATAAAACAGTAAATTCTATGATAGATCATTGCACAAAATATACCAGCGGAAACAAAAAACAACAAATCAATAATGTTAAAATGTTTTGTAAAAACATAGTACCATAAAAATACTTCCCCTGTAAAACACTTATAGCAACTGCCTAGTGGCTTGCTTAACCACTTAGGTAATCGAATAATCAATTTCTGATACCATTCAAAGATCATCCCTTTTGATCCTAATGCGCAGAACATAAAAGTTATAAGCGATATTTTTAATATCTCAAGATACATAATCATTACATATTTTTGCTGCACTCCCTGTGTGTCCAACTTGTCCTATTATTGCGCTTGTATTTGCCTGTCCTGTGCCTATTGCAGTACCTGTACCCGTGATCGCAATGGTAGTAATATTACTCCAAGGAGTATCACCATACGTGTCAACTGTGGCAGCTTCTAAATAATCATTTCCGCTCTTCCAAAATATATATCCTCCTGCGGGGCCAATATCTCTAAGTGCATACGAAGTTAAAGAAGTGAATGCACGACAAGCTCTTACATTAGAACCACTACTTTTTGTATTTTGAGTTTGAGCCCCAGTCGCAAAATTCTGTGCTTCAGTTAACGTTGCATTGTATTCACTAGAAGACCAATAACCTGTATTGGTAAATCCACCAACTCCATATAGATATAATTCATCATACATTGCCTGTAACTCATCCTTACTCGGCAAGAACCAATCATTAAATGAAGGATAACTAGGTGCAGGAGTATCTTTTATTAATCTTACAGGTAAATAATAAACATCAGTGGGATTTGAATATGTAATCAAAGCATTATCAGTATTATTAAAGAATGAAACAATACCATCAACTGCGTGTAACGTTGTTACTATTTTTTGATTAACAAAACCATATAAAGGATCATTTAAAAACAATCCAGTACCTCTGACATCAAACCCAAATGTATCATTTCCTGTACCTAGTTGCCAATAAGTACTACCAAGAGACTTTAAGTTATATCCTGCATTTGTTAATCCTCCAACATAATTAATTAATATCATCCATTCTGCAAGTGTAGGAATATGCCAGCCAGGAGGACAAAACTCTGGTGTATTGACCTGTGATTTGGTATAGAGTCCCCCGTAAAGTGGTCTATTTATCTCATCGTTATTATAGACCTTTGATCCAGGAAAGTCAATATCATAGTTCTTACACATCCAAATCTGGGTACCTATAGTTATTTCACATCCTGCATAACTTGGAGGAATCAATGGTATTTTTGATACAGGGGTGTAGCCTGTTCTGGAGATTGCCCTGCTTCCTAATGTTGCTATCAACTCGATCTCATAACCATTGATATAATTATTTTTTACAGGAGTCGATCCCGGGTCTATTCTTACATTACCCCATCCACTATCGGTGTAAATCTCAACTTCACGAGTGTTCATAATGGTACGAATAGCAGCACATTCGCCAAGAGTTATTTGACCCGATCCTATTATAATTGTGCGTGTTCCTAGCGTTCTATAATTCTCACCTTCAGTCTGGAAAGTTGATTGACCGGGTAAAAAAAACCAGTAATGCCAGCCGTTATAATACCAGCGAAGATAATAACCACAACCAGGAAATCTGATAGGAATTGTTTTGAGTCTATATAGATCATGCCCGTAGACGGGACCACACGCTGTCATGGAGTTATTATTTCAATAGTAAACTTTGTCGCACCGTCAGGAACCTGTGTTGGGTCAATAGCAATCGAAACTAAATGACCGCTAATATTACTCGCATCAAGAGTCGTGGTAACTGTTCCCCAGGGTACATTATAAGAATTATAGAATTGTATTGTTACTGTTACATCCGAAGGACTGGTATTTAACTCAGGAAGGATAAACGATATGTCCCACGGCAGACCATGAAAATAAACAGGATGTTCAAAAGAGTTAAAAAACGGGGCATCATTAAAAGGGTCTGTAACAAAACCTATGCAGTTCGATCCCTGTTCCTCGCTTCGTATCGCCTCTACATAATACCACGTGATATTAGGACTTGCCAGCGGTGTATATGGATCAGTAACAGAACTGCCATAATATCGTTCTCGATATTCAAATGTGAAATTGCCTGACTTAACTTCTTCTTTCATTAAAAGTGATGAATAGTCACCATCCTTACCAAGTAATGTGGAGATTCTTAAAATACCTGAGATGTCAAGATCAGCAAATCCAAACGTATCAGGTGATGCAATGATTGTCAAAGGCTGAATAACTCCGTTTATTGTTAAGCGTCCTTCAAAATAATAACCACCCTTTAAAGTATTATCATTCATATAATCCACATTCATTGTAGCAACCCAGGGAATGTCAGTCAGTATTGTTGTCGGTGATGAAGTGGTTATCGTACCTGTGTACATTGAATCATTAAATAAGTCATGAACTGAAATACTGTCAGTATCGTTACCTGAGAATCCTATGACCGTCAGTTGTAGAAAACCTCCATTATTTGCACCACTCGCCAGCCAGTCACGTCTTAATAACCGGAAGATATTAGGACTTTCCGTTGCGAGCCAATATGAATAGACATCAGGAGCGGAATGAGTTTTACATGCGGGATCACTTATAAGAGTTATCATATTTGCCGTTTATTAAATCCATATAAGTTTTTATAAATGAGTCACCAATACCAAATTCAATTATTGTTCTCATATCACATTCATTGTAATCTTACTAATCTGATCACCAAACTTCTTGTAAATTTTATCGATTGTCTCTTTTCTGACAGTCGTATAGACATCAACAAATGTCTTATTGCGAAATTGTTTATTACCCCATTTATTGATATAGTAAGTCAAATACTTCGCTTCTCTGATCCTCTGTTCCGGCTTTGTTGATTTAAACATATTGCGACTTTCCATCCATGCGTAAATCTTCTTATATAAACCAGTATCGACATTCGATTTGCGTGGACCACGACCATGTTCAAGAACTCCGAGCCAGTAAGGAACTAAAATACCATCATGCAGCTCGGTTATTTCAACTTCAAATAATTTCATAATTGATTCGCTGATCTTATTACCAGAGTAAGAGTTACGATTGCCAATAAGTTTGACCATCTCTTCTAATTCGGGCTTTAAGTCAATGCCTGTCATAAACAAGGATCTTTAAGTTTGTTTTCAAGAAAGGTTAAATCAATAGACATTGACCAGCCTATACAGTTAGCATCATATTTTGTTTCAAGTACCTTAGTCATATTAACAGGAGTGATCTTTTTATAAATACCAGCATTGATCAGGTAAAGAATGATCTTATCGCAAACTTTATCGAGTGCAATGAATATCGCCTCGTTATTATCTGCTGAATCCTCAAGTCTAGCCTGATGAAGTATCTCAATGGTCATGTTAGGATAATGCTCAAGAATTGAATTGGCCTTAACT